GCCCTTGAGCGAATAGATCGAGGCGCCTTTCTCGGCCTGCAATTTGACGAAGTAATATCCTTGGTCGACTCGCACGACGAGCTCGTCATTGGGGATAGAAGCTTGGTGGACTCGAGACTCCAGCTGAGCGCCGAACTTGTCATGGACTGTGATTACAGCCTGTTTGATGTCTGATGACTGATCCCAGAAGACCTGTACCGTGAGGAAGCCAGGAGCTGGGACGGCGAAGCTCTTCCAGTCCGTCGAATCGCCGGCTTCTGGGTTCAGGTCATCGCTCACCACCTGGCCGATGGTGACAGGGATGGCCCCGCCACGATCCTTGTCGGGCCCGCTGTTCTCATCGGGCCCGACTGTACAACCCCAGCCCGAGACCAGTGAGGCAGCGAAAAGGAATTGGAGCAGGGTGCGTTGCAACGGTTTTCCTTTCATGAATGAGTCCGCATTGAGGTTCGGGGGAAAGTGAGACCAGCAGCGAAGTGTGCGGGCCAAGGTGAGCGATAGCCATGGAGAACTATAATGATCCAAGGTGCAGCACACAGAACGCTAGCATGGCCCCTGCAACCCGTCAACGCAGGGCCACAGCCGAGCTTACAGTCTCTCGGCAACGCTTAGAGGCTGGCGCTAGGCGGGCCGTGCCGTGGCCAGCTCACGCTTCGTTGAGGTCAGCCGACCCTATGCGGCGATGAGCTGGGGTCTTGCGCGCCAAGCGAGTAACCACCCGGGTTTCCTTGCGTATTCCGCGGCCACTAGAGAACAGTGGTCGGGAGGCGGCCGCTCCGGTGGCCATGTGACAGGCTGGTGGAGCTCGAAGACCTCACGTCGGGACCCCAGTGGGGGCCGGCGGACCCAAGAGCGGGCTGCGGGGGGCGGGCGTGCAACCGGCGGGCCTCATTGGAATGCTTTAATACCCGTTGGTTGCAGGGCATCAGCGAGGGCGCGCAGAAAATCCAGCTCGAGTGGTACGCAGGTTGCGTATAGGGCTCCTTGTGCCTTCAAACATGTTGTTGATGAGCTATTTTGGTTGCCGTTTCCGACTGTTTGTTTGGAGACGGCATGTTTCGAACGCGGTTGACACTGGGTTGTGTTAGGTGCTATGAGGGGGCGCTATTTGTCCAAATCCAAAGAGGACAGGTGTCTCCATCGGGCTCAATGTTGGATGGTGGCCGCCGCTCCTGAAGCCGGGATTCCTGCAAGCCGCTCAGGGACTAGGTTGGTGTCGTGGGTCAATTCGAGATCGTCAAAGACGTTGGGAACACGCTCACTAAGTTGCTCGAATCGAACCTGAAGAACTCAGGTTACAAAGACGTCGAGCTCTACACGAGTATTCCGACCGAAGAAAACATCAAGAAGTTGCCCGCAGTTTCGTTGTTCCTGAGTGCGGTTTGTGTGGATCCCATTATTCGGGAGAGGGCTGAGAAGCTGGTTTCAGTGAGCGACGAGTCTGGCGAAATTGTCGAGTATCGCATGGACCCGCCAATGCTGCTGAAGCTGTACTATGTTGTCTCAGCCTGGGGAAAAACCCCGCAAGAGGAGCACGTACTTCTGGCGCTCGCCATGAAGGTGTTCTACGAGAACCCGGAGATTTCTGGGGAATTGTTGCAGGGTTATTCGTTTCGGCAGCGGGAAACCATCACTATTCGCCCGGTGGAAGAGCCGAAATTCGGCTATGAGGAGACAATGTCTTTCTGGAGGAGTATGGGCGAGAAGATACGACCGGCTGCGCAGTTTTGCGTTTGGGCGTATCTAGATAGCGACCGTCGAGGTGAGCCGGTTCGGCGAACCTTTGATCGCTCTTTGTCACTGGCTGGCTCAAGGAGACGACGCAGGTGATGAAAGCAAGGCGCTAGTTCACCCGCAGGTTTAATGCGGTGCTGGCGTTCCCCTCGTACGCCGGGGGTGGTCCTCGGCGAAATCGTCAACCCAATGGTCTTACACCGAAAGAAACAGGAGAACACATGGCGACAACGTATCTGTCACCTGGTGTCTACGTCGAGGAAGTCGATCGAGGCACTAAGCCGATTGAAGCTGTTGGCACGAACACGCTCGCATTCCTAGGTGAATGCACGGTGGGGCCGGTAAACGAGCCCATCCTTTGCACGAACTGGAGTCAATTTACCAAGAATTTCGGCGATTTCCAGAATAGTGAATATCTTGCTCATGCCGTTTACGGGTTCTTCAACAACGGTGGCGGACGTGCATACGTCGTCAACGTGGGCCAGTGGGACCCAGAGAAGTCTGTGGATCCTGATGGCGAGAAGATCGCCAGTCGCGCAGCTCTCTACATTGGTAAGGACAATGGCCCTGGCGCGAGAACTGGTCTGAAGACCCTCGAGGAAGTGGATGACGTGAACATCCTCTGCGCGCCTGGTCAGACCGACCCGGCCATCCAGGACGCTGTTCTCTCGCACTGCGAGAACATGAAGTATCGGTTCGCTATTCTAGATTCTCCCGAGACCATCGAGAAGGGTGGCGTCGATCGGCTGCCCAAACCGCGCGATTCGAAGTTCGGCGCTTACTACTTCCCGTGGGTTGAGGTCTACGATCCTCAGAAGGGCAATATCTTCCAGCCGCCATCGGGCTACATGGCCGGTATTTATGCCCGCAGCGACGAGGAGCGTGGAGTTCACAAGGCGCCCGCAAACGAGATCGTTCGTGGTGCACTTGGCCTGAAGTACTACATCACGAAGGGTGAGCAGGACATTCTCAATCCGAAGGGAATCAACTGCATCCGCTTCTTCAAGAACCGCGGAATCCGTGTCTGGGGCGCGCGCACCATCTCGAGCGATCCGAGCTGGCGCTACGTCAACGTCCGTCGACTGTTCAATATGATTGAGCAATCGATCGAGCACGGAACTCAATGGGTTGTCTTCGAGCCCAACGATCACAAGCTTTGGAAGCGAGTCGAGAGAACCATCACCGCCTTCCTTCTCCGAATCTGGAGAACCGGCGCCTTGATGGGGCAGACCCCCGAACAAGCGTTCTATGTAAAGTGTGACGAAGAGACCAATCCACCTGAGGTGGTCGACGCCGGTCAGCTGATCTGTGAGATCGGAATCTGCCCAGTGAAACCCGCCGAGTTTGTCATCTTCCGTATCGGTCAGATGCCAGCAGGTGGTGACGTTTCGGAATAATTCCCCCCGAACCGTGGTGGCCATTTCGGCCACCTCAACCCTGTGAAGGAGACTTCAAATGCCTACCCGTCGTGCCGAGCTCGATCATGTTGGTGCCTATAACTTTTCCGTTGAGATTCAAGGCGTAGCCGCTGGCTACTTCAAGGGTGTCGACGGAATCAACTGCGAAATCGAAGTCATCGAATTCCAAGATGGCGACGACTTGACCCTGCGCAAGCGTCCCGGCCGCTCCAAGTTCGGCGATGTGACCCTCAAAAAGGGCTACATCGTTACCGCCGAGCTGCAAGAGTGGTGGAAGGCGGCCCGTGATGGGCAGTATGATCGCCGCGACATCTCCATCTGCCTGCATGACAACGCCGGCAACGAGATTCGTCGTTGGAACCTCTACGGATGCTGGCCGAAGCAGTGGAAGGTCAACGCCTTCGACGGTAAGGGCAACGACGTAGTGACCGAGGAGATCACCTTCGTGGTTGAAGAGGCCGAAATCGCCTAACGTCCGGTCCTTGATGGCTAGACAAGCCGGCCCCACCGTAATACGGTGGGGCCGGTTTTTTTATGGTTGAAAGGGCCTCTCTTGGTCGGTTGTGATGGCTGACTGTGGGGATCAACTCGACATAAACAGCAGGATCTAAAATGGCGTTCCAAACCGAGTTTCCGTTCACACTTCCCAAGGGTTACGTCGACAAGGATGGCAACTTGCACCGTGAAGGCGTCATGCGCCTTGCTACCGCAAAAGATGAGATAGCGCCCCTGCAGGATTACCGAGTGCAGGCCAACCGGGCTTTCTTGGTCATTATCTTGCTGTCGAGAGTGATCGTGAAGTTGGGGACGCTGAGAAGTATCACCCCGAACATTATCGAGGACCTTTTCAGCTCCGACCTTGCATACTTGCAAGAGTTCTATCGCAAGATCAACGAGGAAGGGACCTCGACACTCAAGGTCAGCTGCCCGGCATGCAAACACGAGTTTGATGTCGATATGGGGACTGGCTTGGGGGGGTACTGAGCTACCCCCTGGAAAAGATCTACCAGGAGGTAGCTTACATCGCCTACCACTTCCACTGGTCCGTCGACGATATTCTGACGATGGAACACAAGGAGCGGCAGATCTGGATCCGTGAGATTTCGGAGATCAATCGCGAGATTAATGAGAGCCGAATGGGCTGAGTGCGGCTGATCCAGTCGCGGCCGCCCAGCGCTTCCTTGGCGTGAACCAGCTCCTGGTTTGAGCCTCGCATTGGGTTTTTTGATATGGCAAGGATCCGCGTACCCGGCGTCTACTTCGAAGATAGAGTTCGTGAGCGAAGGGACATCACTCTCGGCGAGACGGGCGTGCCAGCGTTCCTTGGGGTCGCCGAGCGGGGGCCGTTGAACGTCCCGACGAAGATTCAAAACGCCCAGCATTTCCACCAGGTCTATGGAACGCCCGTCGAGCACTCTCACCTCTCCGAGAGCGTTGTCGCATTTTTCCTGAATGGCGGACGGCACTGTTTTGTCGTTCGCGTGGCCCACATTTTCAAGCGCGGCAAGGGTGATCTGGCCAGAAAGGCGCGCTACGAGGTCCTTGATCAGGATGGGTACCCAGCCATCGAGATCAACGCCTCGAGCGAGGGGGCGTGGGGTAACGAGATTTCGCTCTCGGTCAGCCAGCCCGCCGAGCCACGGGTGCAGACCTTTATTACGCTGGACGCGGATGCCGACGCCCACCGGGCAATGCTGCAGACGACGCGAGGCCTGGAACCAGGCATGATCGTGCGTTTGCGCGATGGGGTCGAGGAGCGCTACGTCACCCTCACTCATGTTCGGGCCAATGAGATCTTTTGGACCGGCGACCTCAACCATCTCTTCAAATCCTCGGCGCCGACTTATGTGGAGCCGGTTGAGTTTCATATTCTGGTGACCACGAGGAGAAAGATCGAAAGGTTCGAGTTCCTCTCGCAATCTCCGACCGCAAACCGGAACTACCTCAGGGTCATAAATGGCGAGTCGGAGCTCCTGCTCGTCAAAGACCTCGAAACCACTTCGCTGCCTCCCCTCCGTCTGCCAGAGAAGGTCGAGGGCGCGAAGCTGCGTGGAGGTCGTGATGGCCTCGACGCGATCACGCCCGAGGATTTCATCGGCTACAACAACGGACCCGACGCGCGGTTTGGGTTGGGGAGCCTCGAGGCAAACGAAGAGGTTGACCTCATCGCGATCCCGGACCTCCACTATGCACAGCAGCATTGTTCGGGATTCAAGAGTGAACGTGACATCGTGGCGGTACACCGCGCGATGCTGGACCACTGTGAACGGATGGGTGACCGCTTTGCCCTGCTCGATTTGCCGTGCAAGACGAGTTTCGAAGAGGCTCTCGATTGGCGGCTGAAGTTTGATTCGGCTTTTGGTGCAATCTACTTCCCGTGGTTGATCTCCGCAGAGAACGATCGCAAGGCCGTCCCGCCGTGTGGCCACATCGCCGGCTTGATCTCGAAGTGTGACCAGAAGGATGGTGTTCATCGTGCTCCGGCAAATCTGGCGCTAGAAGGCGTAGTCGATACGAGCATCGTGTTGCGCGAGGCTCACTTGGCGGAGCTGAACAATAAGGGCGTCAATTGCGTGAGGAGCTTCCCGGTCAGGGGAATCCGACCTTGGGGCGCCAAGACCCTGTCCAGCGAGCCGGAGTGGCGATACATCACCACGCGGAGAATCTTTAACGCTCTGCGCAGAGCCGTCTATGAGAACACGCAGTGGGTCGTGTTCGAGAACAATGGCCCCGATCTCAGAATCAAGGTGACCACGGCGGTTCAGGACTTCATGCGGGCGCTTTGGGCTACTGGGTACTTCAAGGGGCAGACCCAGGATGACGCGTTTTGGGTGCAGTGCGACGAGAACAACAATACCCTTGAGGACCTTGATGCGGGGGTATTGGTGGTCGACATCGCAGCGGCGCCCAGCCGTCCAGCAGAGTTCATCTACATGCGTCTCGAACACACGCTCGAGGACCGCCGTCTGGGTGATCTCAGCGAAATCGATATGTGAGGTCGTCAGGCCCCTGTGACGGGCGGGCACGGCAGTTTGACCGCTGGCAACTGGGAGCCCGATGAGGCATGCCAAGGCTCAGCGTGAGATGCACCGTCTCATCGGTGGGCTGCCTGAGGTGGTACTCTCTTTGCATCTAGTCACTCACACTCAATGCGACGAGATGCGGCCGCGCTTGCGGTTCCACAGTACTATTCGCAGAAACAGAGCATTGGACGTTGAGTGCAGGCTAACCATCTAGTTGTTGTGGGGAGCCCGGTCCCCATTGCTGAGTCACTAAAGTCTCAGGACGTTCGCGGAAAGGAGACGGCCGATGGCCCAAAGTATTGACCAGAACAGTGACCCCTTTGGGACCTTTGCGTTCAAGATCGTGATTGGGGGGATTGCTCAAGGGTACTTCCAAGAGGTGAGTGGCCTCTCCGCTCAGATCGAAATTGTGGAGGTCCAGGAGGGTGGGCGCAACAACACCACGAGAAAGCTCGTGGGGCAGGGGAAGTTCCCAAACCTCGTTTTGAAAAGAGGGTTTTGCACCGGAACCCTCTTGCAGGCACTGATGGAGTTCCATGACTCGCGCAACCGCATCAACGGCTCGATCGAGATGTACTCCAACAAAGGCAGCAAGATGGTGGCGAGCTGGACCTTCACCAACGGCGTCCCGGTCAAATGGGACGGTCCGCAGTTGAGCGTCAGTCAAAACGCCATCGCGGTGGAGAGTTTGGAGATCGCGCATGAAGGAATCACCAAGTACAAGGTGAACCCGTTGGATCGATCGGGCGGTTAGCAGTCGCATGACGTTTATTAACGGTTTGGATTAGGCAACCGAAGTGCGGAGACGGCGATGTCGAGCAATGGACATCAGGAATCGCAGAAGCACCCCAAAGAGAAATTTGGAGTCCTCCTGCGGCGTATGACGCTGGCGGCTTTGGGGCTTGATGGTCTCGAGGGCGTCGGCGCCGAGTCTTTGGATGCGTTGGCGAGCGCGGATCGCTTTTGCGACCGGCTCGACCAGCGCTGCCAGGGGCTAGGTGGGGGCTCGAGGGTGGAAGTCCTCAGTGGCCTGCCGCGGTTTATGCAGATCATACAGGGGCGCTATCTGCCAATGGCGGACAATGGCGTTTTGTCGAGGGTTGATCTCGACGGCCCACGTACGCCGGCCGACCTCGGTCCTTGGCGTCGTCTGCTTGATGCGACGTTGCTCGTGCTTTTCGACGAGGATGAGGATGGTGACTTTGTTCCGTGGTCGCCGCAGGTCAGGCGCAGGGACGTGGGGCGCGCGATCGCCGAGCTGGCGCGTGAGCGCCAGCTCCCAGCTGTCGCCAGGGTTGCGCCACCGCCGAGGGCTATCGGTGCTCAGCCAGAGCGAAAAATGGCTCAGTCGGCAAAGTCCGCAGCCTCTGCTGCGCCTGACGATGCCTCGGTGACCGAGCGCTTTGTTCGCCATATCACCGAGCCCGTTCGGCAGGGTGATGGGCTCTTGGGTGTGTTGAGCCTCTCTGACGAAACAAGATCTGCAGTGTTTGGTCGCCCGACCAGCACTGAGAGTCGTCGTCCGCTGACAGCTTGGTCGAATGCTCAAAAGAGCGGGGCGTTGGGCAGTCTTGGAGCAAGTGAGTCGAACGCTGCCCAGGGTGGCGGAAGAGCCGTCGGATCGCTGAGCGGCACCCACACCAGTTGGGCAACTGGGCTCCCTGGTGTTGGCTCGATAGAGGCGGAGCGTTTTTCGTCGAGTCTCGCCCAGCGCAATGACGGCCAGTCGACAGGATTGGGAAGCAGTCTTGCTATGTTGGGTTCTCTCCGCTGCGTGCGACCCCTTGGGGGCGAGGTGTTGAGTGCGGGTTCGCTGCGCGGCGCGGCTGGCTTTGGTGAGGGGTCGCATTCCCAGGATTTGCGCCCCATCGGGTTCAGGGCCATCGCGGACGCTGAGGGCGCAGCTTGGTACAACACGGACTTGGCACCCGGAAGTTTGCTCGCTTTGGTCCCCGAGAGTGTCGAGGCGACATACCTCGCGTTGTTGGCAGGGTCTACCGCCAGCGCCGGTGGTGCTGTCTCGGGCTTCGGCGATGACATCGCCCCGGCGGCTCCACGGCGTCTCGTGTCACAGGCGGCGGCGTTCGGCCAAGAGGGCGTCTCGGGTTCGATGTCCGCATACCCGAAGAGCATGGGGAGGGCGGGGGCAATCAGCGAGTGGATGTTCAAGCAGCCAGCGCAGTTGGCCTCAGTCGCCCAAGGCTTGGTGGGAAAAGGGCGGGCCGTTCGTGGAGGTGACTTTGCGCCGGCGGGACTAGCGCAGCGTGGTGCGACCGAGGCTGGGGCGGTACGCAGAGCAGAGGACTCGGGTGCGACTCACGCAGCTTCGAACACGGCACGCGTCCGGAATCGACTGATCGCTTTTGCGACCCACCAGGGGCGTTCAGGTGCACTTCTGCAGTCTCTGGCCGATGAGATGACCCATCTCGCTGGGCGGCTCTCTTCGCCCAGGACCCCGGGAGTCTCAGCAAGCCTTTTGAGAGACGGTGCGGTTCCGTCGAGTTTGGGATTCAGGGGCGGCGACATGCTTGCGTCCCTCTCGGGTGTGCTGGCACGGTCTCAGGCGGGCAGTGCCTTGGGTCTCGAGACCAAGCCCGTCCGGTACGACTCGAGGGGCCTCTTTGAGGCAGGCGTTTTCGAGTTCCTGAAGGGGGAGTCCGAATCTATTCGAGAGGACGAGGCGCAAGCACGCGCCGAGCAAATTGTCCGCGAGAGAATGGGAAGGGCTGACGGGTTCATGACGGTCCTCGGCCGTGTGGAAACACTTAAGAAGAGGGAGCAAGAGTTCGCGCCTTTGGCTGCCCTTCTCCGGCAGGCTGCGGACACTGGTCACAGTGGACAAGAGACGCGGGCGCCTCGGTTTGGTTCGGTAGCCGAGAAGTCACTTGGCTTCGAGCGATCTGAGAGGGAGCTCGTCGCCGCTCTCCGTGCGTTGAATGTGGTGAGCCCTGGTCATCTACAGGCTGCCCCCCTCGCCTTCGCTTCGCAAACCGGCGTCGTCGGGTCCATTTCCGGCATTCAAGACGTGATTGAGGATCCGATCTTCGGGCAGTTGGATCGGTTGGGGGCATCCAATGAGGCTCGCGTTGGTCGTGCAGGGGCGCCCTCTCTGTTGAGTGACACGGTAATCTCTGGGCGGCACATGCCGGCTCTTTCTGGGATTCTTAGTGAAGTCCAGAGATTTGGCAGCAAGGTGCTCTTCGGTCAGGGAGAGTTGCTCGGCACAGCGGCAGAGGAGAGCACGTTGACCCGCCTCAACCGCATGCTCTCTCTGATCCGTGTGGGGGATAAAGAGACTGCGGAGGTCAGAGAGACTCTTCGGGCGTTGCAGCGGGCTGGAATGCTTCCCGCTGAGAGCCGATTGGCATGGGTTGGAGATGAGCCAGTTTTGCTTCATGGGGGGGTGGAAGTGCCCCCTGCGGCTTTCGGCGACATCGTCGAATCAGGGCTGAGCCCGGCAATGTTGGGGCAAGTTCGGCAAATCATGCCAGTGGTGAGTGCTCGAGAGATGGTCTCTCCTGAGATCAACCGCGGTGCGAAGCAGGAGATCGGTGATATTGGCAGAATGTGGGGGCTCGAGCGCGCGATCGCGCACCTTGCTCCCGAGATCCTTCGGACTGGTGATTGGCAGTCGGTTCAGCTGTTGAAGGCAGCCGTCGGCAACCATCTGGCTGAGGTGGGGAGTGGTGCCTCCGGCCGTGACCCCAGCAGCCCGACGAGTTCGAAACTCCGTCGTCACGCTGGGCTCGGCAGAGTGCGGCAGTTCGAGTCG